GTTCAAGCCTTCAGAGTTTCTTTATAAAGGATCTAATAGCTGTTTTGCCTTTAATACGGACTCTACAAATATTCTATCAACCAACTCTATCGTCGGTCCTCCTACTAAAGAACAATTGGAAAATCCATCCGCAGGTGCTGGTAAAAAACCTTTTATTATTCCTAATGCATATCCAAGAGATCCTACTTCAAGATCCCAGGTACTTATAAGATCTAACAGGATTATACTTGATGCTCAACGAGATAATATCATGATGGTTGCGTTAAGAGATATAAAAATGGGCACTGAAAATTGGCGTTGTGAATTAGATGCGGCTATGAGTTTAATATCAGAATTAATAAAACAAGTAGCTATACTAACCAGTCATGTACATGACCTCAGCCATGGCGTTCATGAGCATATTGCAATAAATCAAAAAGTACAATATCCTACCGGTGTGGGTCCAACTGGTCCTTGTTTAACTACTTATAATTCAGAATATGATAAATTAAAGAAAAATATAAAAGGTGGGTTTCAAGGAGCTTTAAAAGATAGGGTGGCAGCAATTGATGAAATATCAGCTCAATTTACTAAGATGAGACGTCCTGTTTCTGAAAAGAAAAATAAAAATCCAAAGGGGAAGTCGTAATGGCAGTAGGAGGAATTAAAACAACATTCGAACAGTTGGCTAAGTTTGGAGCCCCTAAAATGAAAACCGATCGTGAAAAGTTAGCTAAGTTTAACATGGACGAAGGACTGCATAATTACTTTTTATCGAATCAAGTATGTTATGATGATAATTCTGTAATTACTGGACCGGGTGGAAGGAGTAAAGGCGAATATCCTGAAGCATCTTTAGCGATATGGGAGGTGATAGCAGCTGCTATGGTTGCTCGTTTTTATAAAGATCGTGCAGGGAAATCATATCCTAAATGGAAAAATGCAAAACCTGGAGTTTTACCAAAACCTGGTACGGGTATGCCCCTTACTGGTTTCATGCCAGATCAAACTCCTGTATTAATGAAACCGATCGCACCATGGGACAGTGATACTACAAAGGCAATTGTTAATTGGTTTAAATTTAATTATGATTATGCTTGTGAAGAATATAATAAAGCGACTAATGTTGAAGGTACTGGTAAAGCTAGCGACAAAACCGATCCTCCAAACAAAAAAATATCAGATACAATAGAAAAACAATTTAATACATTTTATAAAGGATGTCAATTTGGCGCCGGAGGTATACCATTACCTGCAATCATGTTAAATAAAATGAAAAAGAAGCCATATCCAAAATACATGCCTTACTGTAAACCACATAAGGATGCACCAGGAAATATAGAAACTACTGACCCGGTTACTAAAAAACCAATGAGAACAGGAGCGTTAGGATATCTTATAGGACCATTTCAATCTAATAAACAATTTATAGAAGTAATGGCTGGAAGTGAACAAAAAACTGTTGAAATAGTAGATAATGGTAATAAAGAAAAGGTAGGGGTATATAAAGAAGATGTTGCAAATTTAGATCGTAATGAATATTTAATCGATGATGATTTTTATCAAGATAAAATTAGAGAAGAATTAGGTCCAGCCGGATATAAAAAATTCCGGAGCAGGGTTAAATTAGTTACGGATGATATAGGACCATCTGGAATGCCAATCGATGGGAAACAAATAATGCTTCCAGGACCGCCACCGAAACCAGTACGACTTCCGGCACAAGGAACTCCGGGTACGCCTGGATATGAACCGGCGAAGAATCTTTATAATTTAGATCGTAATGGGAATGGATTAACGAAAAGAGCTTCTGCAGGTGGATTGATTAACCCTGGATTTATGAAACCTATAGATGATCCGGCATATGGAGCTGCACAATTCGATGCTAGTATAAAAGTAAAGCATTGGAAGAATAATGGAGAAAATTTTATAGTATTTAAACAAGGATCGTCTAAGACTGGTGTTTGGGGTGGTCTCCCATCCGGAGTGAAATTTACAGGCACAAGTGGAAATGATCCAGTAAAATCATATATAAAATATGTAAAAGAAAATGTCGGGACTGGTGTTAAAACATATTCAGGTACTGATCCGAGATCATGGGGTCCATGGGAAGAATATGAAGGCAAAGGGACTTCTGATACACAAGATCCTATTTTAGTTAAAATGGGATTAAATAAATTAAAATATAAATATATTATACCTAAAGGATTGACAAAGGCTTTACTTGCATTAGATACGCCTCTTGAACATAAACCTGGTAATGGGTTACCTGGATTAGATGGTGATACTTTACCAGCAATGAATAAACAGTATTGGGGTTTACGAGTAATGGAAGCATTTCCAAATGCAAAGAATATAGATGATGCAATAGGTAAAGCTACTGCACCACCAAAAAAAGATAAAGCTGGTCAAGCCGTTGTAGTACCAGGCGCAGGAGGCGTTTTAGATAAAGGTAGTTCTACATTTGTTGGTGGTCCTGCCCCTCCATTTATGGTTATGGAAAAAAATTCTCCAATACATAAAAAACCGGCTGCGTACAAATGGAAATGGAATAATGCCGTGGTTTTATTTGGAAAAGGAAAATTAAAAAGACAAGGAACCCCATTCATGCGTGGCTTACCGCCGGCGGTAATGGAAAGTAAACATATGGGATTTAATTTAAAAACGATCACCAAAAAAATTGATGATCATATCACAGGAGAAGGAAACGGAGGGATGACATGGTTTGATGCTAGTAAACAAATCATTCCGCCTTATGCACCACCGCCATTAAAGCCGCCATTACCGAATAGCAAAAAATACAAGTTTTAAGATACCGGAACAAAACCGGTCTAATTTAACGCGTTCCATATTTATATAAAACGGAAAATATATGGATACAAAAAAATTTACAGCGGTTCTTCGTAAGATTATTCGTGAAGAAGTTACAAAAGCAGTTCGTACAGAATTGCGTCAAATGTTGAATGAAGATAAAACAAATCATGATTCAACTATTCAACATGGAATGCAGTTACATGATATGGTAGAACAACGACCAATTAAAAAAACTGTGAAGAAAAAATATTCAAGTGATGGTATGTTAAATGATATTTTAAATGAAACTGGTCCACTGAAAGAAAATTCAGATTGGTCAACTATGAATTTTAAAAGTGAAATGGCACAATCATTTGGTGGAAATACTGGCACACCAATTGTAGCACCTGTTACTGATTTACAAGGTAAGCCAATTAATACTAATAATGAAAAAGTGGCTACAGTTGTTAATGCAATGACAAAAGATTATTCCGCATTAATGAAAGCAATTGATAAGAAACAAGGTAAATAGTGGCACAAGGAAGACCTATATATCGATATGAACCAAACAATTCAAACCCGGATAGGGCAGTAGGTATTTTATTACCTTTTAATAAACCGGTTGAAGGACGTACAGCTACACAAAATGCGTTATCTGGTTCTACAAGCGGAGGACAATTATTTAGGCAATCATATACTACAGAAGATCAGGCATTATCTAATTTTAAAAATTTGTTAATGACAAGATACGGTGAGCGTTATATGCAACCAAAATTTGGTACTAAGATTCATGATATGGTGTTTGAACCTAATACTGAGTTAATACGTGAAGAATTACAAGCTTCAATAGAAGATGCTATAAAATTTTGGTTACCGTATATTGAATTGAGACAGATAGATGTTATTCCAGATGTTGCAAATTATGCAATATCAGTGCGTATAAGATTTACTATAATGAATTCTGAAGCTGAGCGTGTTATAATAATATTGGCTAATGAAAATGAATTATTAGTATCAGATGTCGATGTTCCATTAGATTTAGTACAAGTCGGAGAATTTAATTTTTAAGGGAAGACAATGACGTTAGTTAAAAAAGATGTTAAATATTTAAATAAAGATTTTGCGCAATTTAGGCAGAATTTAATAAATTTTACGAGACAATATTTTCCTAATACATATAATGATTTTAATGAAACATCACCTGGTATGTTATTTATTGAAATGGCATCGTATGTAGGAGATGTTTTATCATATTATACTGATCAATCGTTTCGTGAATCTATACTTAATAATGCACAAGAAAGTGCTAATATATTAAATTTAGCTCAATTATTTGGTTATCAAGCTAAATTAAATACACCTGCTACTGTTATAATGGATGTATTTCAATTAGTTCCTTCGAAGGGAACGGGCGGTGCAACAGAACCAGATTTTGATTATGCATTATCAATAGCAGAAAATATACAAGTACAGACAGAAGCTGGTATTAATTTTGTTACTACACAACCGGTTGATTTTGGTGTTAATATCGCAACCGATCCTCGCGAAGTATCTGTTTATTCAACTGATTCATCAGGTAATATCGAGTTTTATCTTTTAAAGAAACAAGTGCCTGCTAAATCAGGTGAAATTAAAACGAAAAATTTTGAATTTACTACTCCTAAAGCTTATGATAAAATAACTTTAGAAGAAACAAATGTATTAGATGTTATTGATATTATAAGTAATACTGGTGATATATGGTCACAGGTAAATTATTTAGCACAAGATACTGTATTTGATTCTATAGCTAATATACCGTTTAACGATGTTGATATGGCAGAGTTTAGAAGTACAGTACCGTATATCTTAAAATTAAAAAGAACACCTAGAAGATTCGTTACTCGACTTAGAGATGATTCTAGATTAGATATACAATTCGGAGCAGGAGTTAGTTCAGATTCTGATGAAGAATTAATTCCAAATCCTAAAAACGTCGGGATGGGATTAGAATATTTAAAACGAACGACTACGACAGATATAGACCCGACTAATTTCTTAAGGACTAGTACATATGGATTAGCACCTAATAGTGAAACGTTAACAGTACGGTATACAATAGGTGGAAGTTTAGAAGAAAATGTATCAGGTAATTCATTAAATATTATTACTGATGTGCAATATAATAGTACAAATACTGCCGATGTAAATTTAGATTTTGTAAAATCTACAGTAGCAGCTAATAACCCAGAACCAGCTGCTGGTGGAAAAACTAAACAAGATTTAGAGAGTGTACGACAAAATGCCATGGCTAATTTTGCGGCACAGAATAGGATGATAACCCGGGAAGATTATATAGCTAGATGTTATATGTTGCCGGCGAAATTTGGAAGTATTGCTAAAGCATATGTAATTGGAGATTCTCAACAAAATACTGAAGATAAAACATATCCCCGGGAAACGTTATCAAATCCACTAGCATTGAATTTATATACATTGGCATATAATGATGAAAAACAATTGGTTCCGTTAAATACTGCATTAAAAGAAAATTTAAGAACTTATTTATCACAGTTTAGAATGTTGACAGATGCTATTAATATTAAAACTGCATATATTGTAAACATAGGAGTTGAGGTTGATATTATTCCTACTCCTAATAGTAATAGCCAAGAGGTGATTTTAAGAGTTGTAAAACGGTTGAAAGAATTATTTAATGTAGAACGTATGCAAATTAATGGTCCTATAAATATACCTAATGTCATGTCTGAATTAGATAAAGTTAGGGGAGTACAAACTGTTGCTGGATTAGACATAACTAATTTATATAATACAGTAACAGGTTATTCTCAATATGTTTATGATATAAAAGGGGCTACAAAAAATGGAATAATATATCCAAGTTTAGATCCTATGATTTTTGAGATTCGATATCCTAATAAAGATATTAAAGGCAGAATTGTAAGTTAATAAAGGAAATTATGTATCAACTATTTTATACAGAAAGAGATAATACTTTATATGAACGGTTACCGGAGGCAAATGCGGGTATAGACCCTATTTTAGAATTAACTAAAATAGCGTCAGGGTCAAACCTTAATGGAGAAATTCAGGAAAACACATATAATACACGTATTTTATTAGATTTTGGTGCCCAAGTAACAACGTTAACCAATCTAATCACCACAGGAAAAATTCCGCCATTAGGTAATTCTGCTAATTCCGCATCGGTTTATTTGTCAATGCAGGCAGCTGGTGCATCAGATCTTAAATTATCATATACATTAAAAGCATTTCCAGTATCTCAATCATGGGCTAATGGTGAAGGTAAATTAATTGATACACCACAAAACAAAGTTGGATCGTCTTGGTACAATAGATCCGGAGATGGAAAAGCTCAGACAGGTATTGCATGGAATACAGCTTCAGCCGCCAGTGGTCTTTCAGGTAAAGGCCTTACTGAAACATTTGGTGGTGGTACTTGGATGACTGGATCTGGATATGAAGCCAGTCAATCATTTTCAAATGAACTACCTCATATAAGAATGAATGTAACTGATATTGTATCAAAATGGGTTTCTGGAAATATATCTAATAATGGATTTATTATTAAACGACCAGAGGTTGATGAAAAGTCTAGTGACATATTAGGAGGTATACAATATTATGGAAGAGAGACTCATACGATTTTTATTCCTAGAATGGAAGTGGCATGGGATGATTCGGATTATTCTGGTACTGGGTCATATGGGGAAATTAGTAGTGAAACATATATACCATATTTTAAAAATATAAGACGTAGTTACCGCGAAGTCGATAATACCATTTTTAGAATAGGAGTCCGTCCAGAGTTCCCAACTAAGACATATCAGACTAGTTCGTTTTTTATGACGAAAGATAGATTACCGACGTCTAGTTTTTATAGTGTGCAAGATGCGGTTACTAATGAAGTTATCATACCATATGATACTACTGGTACAAAAATTTCTTGTGATTCCAAAGGATCGTTTTTTAGAATGAGATTAGATACATTTATGCCGGAGAGGTATTATAAAATTTTATTAAAAGTTGAACGCGAAGGCGGTGATGATATTCAAATACACGATGACGGGTATTATTTTAAGGTTGAAAAATAATGGCAGGTAATAGATTTACAGAAAGACCGGATGCTGATGATGAATTTCCTAATGAAATTAATCAACGGGAAGTTATTACTAAGTATTTATTAGAAGAATTTCCTAATGATCCGGTATTAAAAGAAGGCAAATTATCCGAATCGGATATACTTCCTACACTACCAGTACGTGGTTTAGCTTCACGTAGCGAAGCAACGTCGTTATTAGAAATAGATGCTGATGTATCTGCTTCTTATGCTCGATATGATATTAATAAAATGGTGCCGGGAGTAGATGATGAAGAATTAGACGAAATTTTAGACGATGAATTTGAATTTTATTTAGACCCAGATGATACTGGTTTTAGAGCACCGGCTACAACTGGTATATTTCTTTTAAGTGTTGAAATAGATGATAGGCCTTTTGATTACCATGATACGTTTATAACTAGCGGTCCGGAAAACATACCGGCGTTTATAGCCAATGGCATGGATGATGATACTATACTTACAAGTATATTTACTATATGGTTTATCGAACGTGATATAGCAAGGCCTATACCTAATTATAAAACATTGGAAGTTATGTTGGTAGAACAGGGATTGACATACGATGCCATTGAAGAAGCTTCGCAAGATCAGATGAAAGAATTTGATATGAGATTGGATGGGCGATTTAAAAATTATCCAGATGAAGATGTTGATGGAAATCCATTACCACGTCCAACGATATTTGATGAATTCGTAGCTAAATCAGTATTAGATAGATCACGTCGATGGACTCCTACTATAAGATTTAAATCTGGATATGAACCAGGTGAGAGTAGTACTGGTGAAACGTTTTTACGTGATCCGGGTGATTATATAAAACCAGAACAATTAAGATCACAGGCAACATATATTCCGGAATTAGATTCTATGGTTAATGCACGTCGTGCGCGTGCAATTGAACGTAAGCGTATAGAATTATTGAATGAGTTTGGAGCTGTGTCTGAAGATAATTTTAGAATTGCATTTGAGGAAACATTCGATCCGTTAGAAGGTGCAGACCCAGATGATAAATACTTTGACCAAGCATTTATAACAACTAGAACGGAGCGTTTAAGATCAGAATATGAAGGCAAACTAGTTTTACTATCGTGGCCTCAACCTGATTTTGCTTTAGATGTAGTAGAAAATTTTACGGATAATGTTCTATCTGATGACCTTATATTTGATTTGAGATTTATGATACATGGTCATTTAAAACAAGTACAATCATTACGTACATTAAAAGAAATTGCTCGTATTAATAATATCGATACATCTAATTATGATGCTGCTTTAGAAGAGTTACCAATGGGTGATGAAGGCTCGGAAGAATTTAAAGCAGCTGTAGAAGCGTTAGATTTAGAACAATATAATGCATTAAAAGAACGTACCGGTTTTATAAATATGATGGTACAAGCTGGTGGTATAGAGGTATTAGGAGAACAGCGAGTAAATACTGGAACTAGACCTATTTGGGATGATTTTGGGCAGATAGCTCAAGTAGATCGATTAGATTTTGATGAATATGATCAATATGTAACATTTTACAGCAATAATTTAGAACCATTTGCGGTTAAGGAATTAGTACCATTTGAACCACCTGGATCTATTGCTTATTATCCGGCGAAGCGATATGAACAGTTACAACAACAAGCTATTGCACAAGGACAATTTGATGCAGCGAAAAAAGCAATTGAAGAAATGTTTCCAGCTGTTGCTTCTAGAGCAGCAGAATTAGCTGCTAGGTTATCTGGTATACAAGGTGGGTTCAGCCAACAATGTCAAGATGCTTTCGGTCCGGATTCGGATGTACAAAATATTATACATAATAATAGATCTGGAGATGGAAGACATTTTAGACTTCTTAAAGAAAAAAATAATGGTAAGATAAAAGAAAAAGGTAAACAAGATGGCTTTTTTAAATTAGTTGAGGCAGAAGGTCGTATTACCAGAGCTATGAATAAATCATCAGAAAACCATATGTTTTTAGCAGATGGTAATGTAATGAAAGCTTTCTTTATAAATACAAATGATAAAGATAGTAATGGTAGGGCTATAGATTTATTAGCAATGGGCGAAAATTCATCTGGTTTAGTATTATCTAATAATGTCATGGCCGATGCAATGAAAAAGGCTCGTGTAACCGTAACACCTAAATGGAAAAAAGATGATGATGGAAGTGCCGGATCAAAGAAACAGCGGTATGCAAGACCGGAAAGAGGTGGGTCAAGGGTTCGGAGGATGATGAAAGATAATGATTATGCAAAAGCTGGTGTAGCACAGTATATATTAGAATTTATTATAGACCCGAGAAAATATCCAGCTGATAATAAATCTGAATCATTACCGGATGATCTTATCAATGGAAAAAATACGGCGGATTTTTATACATTATGTAATGATGCTGATGATTTTATGGTAGAGGTACAAGAAGATATTCGAGAAATTTCTGATTTTATTGCATCTGTTGATGAAAGGATTTTATTGGCTACAGACATTTGGGAGATATTAGATATCGAGAAAAAATTACGTGATGGAAAACATTTAGTAGAAGATTTTAACGATGAATTATTTACATATTTAGAATCAATACAAGATTATATTATTACACAGCGGAAAGCATTAGCACAAAATATTGTAAATTCTATTCAATATGTACGTAAAAAAGTTAATGATAAGAATGATAAATATTATATAGAATGGGCTCCAGCCAATGCTGCACTGGCAGCTGCGTATTGTAGTGTAGATCAAGACGCATATAAGAAGGACAAATAGTTACTGAACTTATATAAGGCGATATTTATAAGTATAATATGTCATTAGAAAGATTTTCAAATATTGTTGATATACGTGGAACCGCTGGGTTATCACGTGGAGTAGATTGGAACCAAGGCGACGTCCAGGAATTCCAGCTAGAGCAATTAACAGTACGTCCAAACGAAACTCCAATTGTTGAAATACATATTTATACACCTACAAATGAAGTATATCTAGGTGGTGGACCGATTACTGACTTCGTAATTGATAATGATAAATTATATATTGATTATTCAGAAGCACTAAAAACTTTTAATATAAAACGTGGATTTTTCAAAATCGGCGTTAATGTTTTTTATAATATAATTGGTACTACTGATTTTCCGGAATTAGTAATTAAAGAAATAGCTGAAAGTAATAGAGAAATTTTATTATCGCCTATAGCTACACGTGGTGGTGATGATCTATATGAGGATTTAATTACATTATTTCTAGATGAATATCCGAGTCCATATGATAGAGATTTTGCATTAAATTTTGGTAATAATAATATAATACGTGTTATTAATTACAAAAAATATTTAAATAACGATAAGGTATTAGCCGTTAGATTATATTCGGAACTGCCTGATAATATTCAGCCGTTAACTAGAGTACAATTAATTGAATTGACTAGTGACTCATATATTGATAATATTAGTTTAGATCAGTTAGCACCGGTAGTTACACCGTCGAGTTTAAGAGGACCAAATTTTGAAATCGAAACTGGATATACTACTATTACAGAAACAGATTTTAAATCATGGAATGAATTATTAGATTCAAATACTTCGACGTCTCAAAGAATTATAGACAAGTTCTTTTCTAGTTCATTTGCAGGTGCTGACTTAGGTATAGATTATACCGGATTTCATAATTATGTGCATTAT